TGGCGGCTCATCGGCATTAGCAAGGTTAGGACTAAAAAGAAAAAGCCAGCCCACAATAAAGAGGCTGGTTAAAAAGTACTTTAACTTTCTAGTCAACTAAGTATCTCCTAAGTAATGCAATATTTTTGCTTACTTAATAATTATACCACTAGTGTTATTTAGGATTATCTGTTTTATAAAAGCCAGAACCGTTAAACTTAATTCCAAATGATCCGTAGTGTCTTTGCAATCTTTTACCGCATTCGTTACATAAATAATTAGGTTCTATAGAATTTATTGATCTTTCTTTTGGAACAATACTGTCTGGTGAACACTCACACTTGTATTCATATATAGGCATTACTTACCGCTCTTTTTTCTCTTTTCAGCTAAAGCAACAAAATCTTTGACCTTAGTCTCTCCCATGTATCCCCACGCATAACCATCTTCAATCATTTGTTCGTTAACAGACTTAGTGTTTCCATCAAGGTACACCCAGCCTAGAATACGACCATACTTCTCAGAGCTGTCTGGCTTTTCTGTTTTTACAACAATGTCTTTAGCATCTTTGAACTTAGATTTAAGATACTCTTTTGATTCTAAGCCTAATGTTTTTTCAAGTTTATCTGTTGTTCTAGACTCTGGTGTGTCGATGCCAGCTAGTCTAAGTCTTTGAGAATATGAAATGCTGAATCCAAGATCAATATCAACATCAATAGTATCTCCGTCCACTATCTTTGTTACCTGCTTAACTCTGTATTCAAACATAACTCTCCTTAAATTTTAATGAGCAGTTTCGGGACGTGCTCAGGTCCATCCTTCGGGTAGCGACCCGAATAGTCTGCGACTCCCCAGTGACGGGGTGCAGATCTTTATTATACTATTTATTTGATCTTGATAGTCTTTGGCTTCTTGTCTTCAGGAACCAGCCTAATAATATTAATATTAAGCATTCCGTCCTTAAGAGATGCACTGGATACTTCCATGTACTCTCCTAGAGCAAAAGACCTTGTGAATTTACGTGCAGCGATTCCTTTATGCAAAACTTCTGCGTCGGTGATCTCGGTAATTTCTCCAGAAATAACCAATGTTCCGTTATCTACAGATAGACTAATGTCTTCTTTTGTGAATCCTGCAACCGCAAGAGATACCTGATATGTATCTTCGTCTAGCTTTAGTACATCGTATGGTGGATATGATTGGCGTGATGCAGCATTGTGCACGTTAGCCATTCTTTCAATTTCACGATTAAAGCCAATAAAAAAAGGATCCTTGAAAAGATCCCATGTATATGTTGTTACCATATTATTCCTCCTTCAAGCGAATAAGTTAATTTATAGGACCCCTAATGGGCATCCTAATATAATTATATCATAATTTTTAATCGTTTGGAATATCCCTAAATGTAGTAGGGTCTATTTCTATCATGCCCATTTCTTTAGCCAACTTTTGTCCTTCTGGACTCAAATGTATTGTTGCCTGCAAATCTTCATCGTACTCAATTTCTGCAAGTCCCGCCTCGTATAAATTTATTAAAGACTTGTCAACATATTCAACGTGGGATTGCCATAACTCAGGAGCATATTCTTTAGCCATTTCCTGATCTATAGAATAAATCATTTCGCCACTCTCGTCCATACCCTCTAAATTAACAACACCTATTTCCAAATAGTAAGCAAGTAGCCCGTCGTCATCTTTATCTTCAAGACTCATTTACAGTTCCATCCTCATTTTTATCTATAGTTGTTTCTACTAACTGCTGAACGTATTCAGAAAAATGTTTTCTAACACTTCCCATCGGCCTTGACCCAGAAGACTTCCATATTCTTTTATACTCCACAACATTAGAAAAGGTTGTGGGACATAGCGGGGTGCCGTTATACTCTTTTAAAACTGTAGGAAGTGGCACGTGCTTGCCGCAACACTTACATTCTTTTGCTCTTTCTTGATATATACTCATACTATTTCCATTCCGTCTAATACATCTGATAAGTTTTTGGGCATCCTCGGTGGTCTTATCATGTTCATTACTATTTCATCTTCTTCTTTTTCTCTATCCCACTTCAAAGAGCTGTAGGTATGTATATCTATCTCTTCGTTGTTCTGTGGCCTACTTCTACTAATTGCGTTATATACAGAACCGCAAACAGCATCGGCCAAGTCTTTAGATCCTTTTCGTGGGTGATCAACCCTGTCTCTCATAATTTTTAATTGAAGCAATTCATCTATAAGTAATTTAATTGCAGGTCCGCTCAATCTATCTTCTGCAACAACCATTGCCATGTCGTCATAATGTTTCTTTGCAACCGACAATGTTTCCGTATTTATACCATATTGTTTTAATTGCTGCATCATATCGTGAGAGTTCCATCGGTCAAATGTACAGACACGTATCTTAAATCCTTTTGTCCTAAGAGACAAAATATAATCTTTAACTTCTGTAAAGTCTACAGACTTATCTGGAGTAGGTGTCCAGTATCTAACTGCATCAACTTCAACAATAGGGGCTGGCTGAGAATATGTATCAGTTACTTTTACATTTACCCATTTCTGTACATGTGCCATTGCAACCGCACAATGGTCATGTTTTTGTGCCAGGTCTACGTGAAGAAAATATTCTTTATCTGGATCTGGTGCAAACCAATTTTCAAATCTTCCGAACTCATCTACTGCTAACGACATATTGTTAAATGCTTTTTCAATTTTTTCACGAGACTTAAAGAACGCATCAATTGCCTCTGATGGCATGCAGGCAAATCTTCCTAGCGCATCTGGAGTATTTTTATAGAACGCAACTTTAAAATCATCGATACTTCTTGTTGGATTAATTTCCCATGTTGGTCTTCTAAGAGCATACATTCTAGGATACTTATAGGACAGAATATGATCTTCTTCCCACTCAATATCAAACTCGTTACCCTCTGTTCCGTCTGGAAGATTATCGTCTAGTTTAAAATGATGTGTTCTAGTAATAACTTCTTTTTCTGCAACTACGTCGTCGTAGCGTTGCTGAATATAATCATTCTTATATCTAGGAAAAGAAAGCAGTATTACCTTGCCATAGTCTGGAAAACGTGAATCTACTGATGCACGATACATCTCATAGATAAGGCTTCCAGTCTTTGCCTGCTCATGACCAGTTGTATTTTCTACACTGAAGCCAGAAATTTCGTCAAGAATAACTACGATTACGTTATATCCTTCCCATGCCTCACGCTCTGAGTGACCTGAGTGTACTGTAATGTTTTTATTAAATTTAATTTCAGAAGCTTTTTCCGTGTACTTTCCAACGAACCACGGGGATTTATCTATGCGTGTTCTAAACCCTTTAAAGAATACGTTGTTTGCCTGCTGTGCGTTAATAGCAATATTGATAATATCAATTGAGTCTCCAGGAGGCTTTCCGTAATATGATGCTGGATCTTTAAGGCACAATAGTAAATATACTATATAGGCAACTGATATAGTTGAGCAGTAATCTTTTCCAGATCCTTTACCTAACTGAGCAACAACCTCGTTGGCTGTTTGCTTAAACATTCTAACGCCTTCTTCTTCGCCAAACAACTTAATTAAAGTTGACTCTTTATAAATCTGTGAACTCTTTTCAATAAGAGTATACTGATATTCAGATAATGGTGGCAGGCCCAAGTAATCTGGGCTTTGAACAAATGTTCTTAGATCTACTGGGCGTTCATCAAACTCTTCGCCATCCAGCATATCAATTAAATCATTAAAATTAAGATCCACTAACTTCCTCTATAATCTCTATAGGCTCTACCACTCCAGTAATCTGTGATAAGCGCTTTGCAACATCCATCTTGCATTTAGGACATGGGGCTGTAACTTCTTTTAATATTTTAACAAGGATATCTTGCTTACGTTCTGTTTCTGCGATTTGATTTGCCAACTCAGCATTATCTAGCAAGCCTACTTCTTGAAGCATTCCAATTCTTTTACCTTCAATATCGGCAATAAGCTTTAGTGCTCCTGATTTAACATTTAGTTGTCCCGCCTGATCTGCGTCTTCAACGGTTTTCCATGCCTCTTTGATGAGCATAGCGTAGTGTTGGTCTGCTCCAGAGATAGCCTCCTTAGCCCTCTCACGAGCCGCTGTGTCGTTGTGTACAACGCTCTTCCACTCATCTATCAACTCGACAACTTCGGCTCTCTTAAAGCCTGTGACGGTTGCAATTTGGGTTGGGTTGTTTCCCTTAAGCAGTTCTGAGACTACCACGTTCATGCGATCAAAGTGATCGGCTAATTCAATTTCGGACATATATTAGAGTATACTCTTAGTCGACTAAAAAATCAACTAGATTTAGCTATTTTATATAGAACTAAATACCCTATAAGGTCATCTATATCGTTATCTCCAGCAAATCCTTGGTTATTCTTTACTCTATTTAGTTTATCATCTATACGAACCTTTAATTGTTCTGCTGAATCCGCCGTCGAAAATATTCTTGCTGGCTCAAGGGCAGAGTTGCCATAGGATATATTTTTTTCAATAAGCATGTGAGCAATTTCATGACAGGTTCCCCAAATCTTATTACCTGCTGGTGCACCAACAGATCTTAAATATAGGTCGCTACAATTAAATTGCGTAACATCTTCAAATACTGGTTTTAACATCATACGTCCATTTCTTTATATAGTTGCTTAAGTCCACGTAGTGTACCTATGTCCATATATCTGCCGCCTGGTCGAACAGATTGAATATTTGATCCTTCATCTATCCACTCCTGAATTTGTTTTCCTGGGTGATCTAAACTTGGATCTATGTATCTTATCATATTTTTACGGAATAGCATAGTGCCCCACATATCTTTATAATCGCAATCCGAAACTTTGTCTTTTGATTCAAGGACCTTTCCACTGCTGGATATCATTACTTGACCGACCCTGCCTTTTAGCTCCCCTAGACATTCCCAAATACCTAGCACCAAGTCTGCGTTAGTTTCTTTCATCATTTCTTTATATATGTTTGAAGGTGCATTTAAAATATATGTATCTGGCATTCCAACTAGGACAGTATCATTATAATCACCTATCATAAACTTAATTGCATCTGACATAGTAGATGGCTCTTTTACAATTAATTTAATATTCATATCCATATTTTGAATAATTGGAATCCATTCTGGTCTAGTAGAAACACGAACTTCATCGCACACCTCTAGCATTTGCTCTACGTGCCATTGAAGCAATGATCTCTCATCGGATATGGGAAGACAGAATTTAGGTATCCCTCCAATTCTAGATGCTTTGCCTGAAGCAGGCAAGACTCCTATAGTAGCCATTCATGATCCCTTCTTCTAGATAAAGACCATGGCTTTGAAATTTCAAAATTGTTGGTCTGCTTATATTTATAGTATTCTTCATTTTTAACAAATGTCTGATGATTTATATTTTTTAACTTATCGTCGCTATTAATTGTTTGACTTCCTACTTCAGGAGCTGTGTTAATAGCTGTTGAGACTATAGTATTTTCTGGACAGAATCTTGCAACTCTTTCATGGAAATCATTGTCTTCAAAATAAATTGGGTAGTAGTATTCGTCAAATAAGCCAATTTTTTCTACTACATTTTCTCCTACAGAAAAACATCCGTATGCATCATTTGTAAGAATTAATTTATCTGGACCACTTAATTTATCTATTTCTTCTAAGGCGCTATCTCCCCAACTAGTATCAGAAGAGGCAAATAACCAGTATCTGGAATGAGGGTAGCATTTTATTGCTAGGTTCCAGGAAGCAGATAGCCCTAAGTTTGCTGGCATATTTAAAACTTTAACATTTTCTTTTTCTGTTTTAAACCCTCCACCATTATCTATAATTAAAATATTGTCTATCGGATAATTAATAGAATCAAGCATGGACTCTAGTAGATCGTATCTATTTAATATTGGGACTATAAGGACTGGTATACTCATCTTTTTTTAATTAACTGGAATTTTTCTAGATATCTCTGTATAGTCATAGCAGAGACTTTACACTCATCGGCAATTTCTGTTACCGTTTTCTTTTGAACAACATACCTTCTGTATAGCCAAGTCTGGCTTTGGTATAACTTCATCGTTCCGTCAACACCTTATTAGCATAATGAGCAATGCCGAATGCATCTGCTACGTCAAAATCTGTTACGGACAGGCTATACTTATTGTTAAAGTAATCCACCGTTCTTTGTTTACGCATGTTTCTTAAT